GACCATGTCATCGACCAAGTCGTCGATCGGCCATCTTTTGGGGGCTGCGGGAGCGGTCGAGGCGATTTTCTGTGTGCTGGCCCTGCGGGATCAGGTGGCACCACCGACGATCAACCTTGATAACCCTGCTGTCGAGAGTGCGATTGATCTTGCGCCGAATGTGAAGGTCGAGCGCAAGATAGATATCACGTTGTCCAACTCCTTTGGTTTTGGTGGGACAAACGCCTCTTTGGTGATTGGCAAGGTCCGGGGCTAATGTGGAAGGCTTTGGCAGCGAATGCGCTAACGGTTTTTATCGTGCTGTTGGCGGGGGCTGCCTTGACGCTCAACTGGGCGCAGCGGGAGTATCGGGGGGCGGGCCCTTTGTCATCGGCGGTGTGCGTACAGGTGGCTTCGGGGGCGACGATGGGCGTGGTGTCGCGCGATCTGGTCGAGCAGGGGGCAGTGTCGAACGGGGCATTGTTCCGGATGGGCGCGGATTATGCGAAAAAGTCCGGCCAGTTGAAGGCGGGCAATTTTTTGATCCAGCCCGGGACATCGATGGAAGCCATCATCGAGACGATCACCCGAAGCGGCCGCAGCACTTGTGGAACCGAGTTGAATTACCGGATCGGAGTTCTGCGGCCAAGTATTGTCGTGCGCGAGTTCGATCCGGCCACAGGCCGTTATGAAGACGTCATGTCGTTTGTTCCCGGTCAGGAGGACACGCCGCCGGATTACGAAGCGGTTGCCGGCGCGCCGGATGTACGGTTTCGGGTGACGCTCTCGGAGGGTGTGACGAGTTGGGAAGTGGTCGAGGCGCTGAAGGTGGCCTCCTTTCTGGAGGGTCCTTTGGGGGCTGTTCCTTCGGAGGGTAGTCTTGCGCCTGATAGCTATGAGGTACGCCGCGGGGACGACCGGGCGGAGTTGATTGCGCAGATGGAGAGCCGGCAGGCGCGTATTCTGGCGGATCTGTGGGCGGCACGTCGGCAGGATGTGCCGTTGCAGTCGCCGCAAGAGGCGCTTGTGCTGGCGTCGATCGTTGAAAAAGAGACCGCCGTTGCCGAAGAACGCGGTCAGGTTGCCAGCGTTTTTGTAAACCGGCTCAATCAAGGGATTCGTTTGCAGACCGATCCAACGGTGATTTATGGAATCACCAACGGGCAGGGAACGCTTGGTCGGGGCTTGCGGCGGAGTGAATTGCGCGGGGCGACGCCCTACAACACTTATGTCATCGACGGGCTTCCACCGACCCCGATTGCAAATCCGGGGGTCGAGAGTATTCGGGCGGCATTGAACCCGGATGATACGGATTTCCTTTTTTTTGTTGCCGATGGGACGGGTGGGCATGCCTTTGCGCGGACGTTGGCGGAGCATAATTCCAACGTCGCAAAGTGGCGGGCGATCGAGCGGGCGCGCGCACAGGAGTAGCGTACGCACACACGCATTGCGGTTTTATCTTGACAAACCGTTCGCCCTTAAGTAGAAAAAGAGCACGCTGGAAGAAGTGGGTAAGTCGCAGGTCGAAAGATCGGCGGCTTTTTCCGTTTCACTCGTGCGGAGGCATGAGAAAGCAGGTCACCAATGAACACCAAACTTCCCTCCGAGCAGGAGGGTTCCTTGTCCGACGCTGTCGAACAGGCCGAGCAGCTCTTTGAGCATGCGCGGCAAGACCTCTTTGATTTGATAGCGGAAATCAAAGCCGGGAAAACGGATCGGCTGAAACAGCTTCATCCGATCCTCTCGGAGCTTCGACGCGGCAGTTGGACTGTCTATGACGAAAGAAAGCGAGCGCATGAAAATCGTAAACGGGACGCAGGCATTGTTCACGACTATGCGCTCGACTTCGACAAAGCGCGCGACGAAATCCAGCGCCGCCTGGATCGCCTGCGCGCCACGGAAGGTCCAGGAGGAATTTCTGGACAGTCTTGAGGAGAACACATTGATGGCGTTGCCCTGGCTCTTTGAGTTCTGGGCCTTGCCACATCAATTGCCGCCAGAGGGAACCTGGCGCAGTTGGGTCATTATGGGGGGGCGTGGCGCGGGGAAAACCCGCGCCGGTGCCGAGTGGGTCCGGGCACAGGTGGAAGGTGCCCGACCGATGGACAAGGGACGCGCGTCGCGCGTTGCCTTGGTCGGAGAGACAATCGAGCAGGCACGGGAGGTCATGGTCTTTGGAGATAGCGGCATTCTGGCTTGTTCACCGCCCGATCGCAGGCCGGTTTGGGAGGCTACGCGCAAGCGGCTGGTTTGGCCGAACGGTGCGATTGCACAGGTCTTTTCCGCTTTTGATCCCGAGAGCCTGCGCGGCCCGCAGTTTGATGCGGCGTGGGTTGACGAGTTAGCGAAGTGGAAAAAGGCGCAAGAGACGTGGGACATGCTGCAATTCGGTTTGCGGCTGGGGGATGCTCCGCGTCAATGTGTGACGACGACACCGCGCAATGTCGGGGTGTTGAAACAATTGCTTGGTGCGGCGTCGACTGTTGTGACAACCGCGCCAACAGAAGCAAATCGTGCCAATCTGGCGTCCTCTTTCCTTGAGGAGATCCGGACGCGCTATGCCGGAACCCGGCTGGCGCGTCAGGAACTGGACGGTGTTCTGCTCGAGGATGCCGAAGGGGCGCTTTGGCGGTCGGTCGATATCGAAAAGGCCAGATTGCGTGACCGGCCCGAGGTGTCGCGGATCGTTGTGGCGATAGACCCGCCTGTAACGGGCGGTGCGGCATCGGATGATTGCGGCATTGTTGTCGTGGGAGCGATTACCGAGGGCCCGCCGCAGGATTGGCGTGCGGTTGTGTTGGAGGATGCTTCGGTGTCTGCGGCATCGCCCACGCAGTGGGCGCAGGCCGCGCTTGATGCAATGAAACGTCACGGCGCAGACAAGCTTGTGGCGGAGGTAAATCAGGGGGGTGATCTGGTCGAGACAGTTATTCGCCAGATCGACCCGTTGGTGCCGTTTCGGGCGGTTCATGCGTCGAGGGGCAAGGTGGCGCGCGCGGAGCCTGTTGCGGCTCTTTACGAGCAGGGACGCGTGTCGCATGTCGATGGGTTGGACACATTGGAAGACCAGATGTGCCGCATGACCGGGCGGGGGTATCAGGGACAGGGCAGCCCTGACAGGGTTGATGCGCTTGTCTGGGCTTTGTTCGATCTGATCATCGAGCCGTCGGGGAGTTACCGGCGCCCACAAGTCAGGCTTTTGTAAGCCACAGTTACGTTCAACGAGTTGAAGAGGGTGAGGGTCTGTTCTGGGCCCCCTTTTTCGTGCCTGCCCCCTGCCTGTTCGACGGGCAGGGGGCCGGGCCAAGTGACCGGTGGCGCGCATGCCTTCGGCACATTGCAGACCTGAGCCAGAAACGAGGAGCACAGACGGAATGGTATTTGATTTTTTGCGACGCGCGCAGCCGGAGGTGCCGGAGCGCAAGGCGTCGGCAACCGGGCCTGTGATTGCGTATCACGGCTCGGGACGGGTGGCGTGGTCGCCGCGCGATGCGGTTTCACTGGCAAAGACCGGATTTACGGGAAATCCGGTTGGATTTCGTGCGGTCAAGCTGATTGCGGAAGCCGCAGCGGCCGTGCCGATCGTGTGCCAGACGCCTGAATGTCGCTATGACACGCATCCTATCCTGGATCTGTTGCAGCGACCGAATGGGGCGCAGGGGCGTGCCGAGTTGCTTGAATCGCTTTATGGGCAGCTTTTGCTTTCGGGCAACGGTTATCTTGAGGCGGTCGGGCTGGACGGGGTTCCGCTTGAACTGCATGTTTTGCGGTCGGACCGGATGAACCTTGTGCCGGGCAGTGACGGGTGGCCGGTGGCTTATGAATATGCGGTTGGTGGCAAAAAACACCGCTTTGACATGACGGTCGAGGTGGCTCCGATCTGTCACATCAAGAGCTTTCATCCGCAGGATGATCATTACGGCTTGTCGCCTCTTCAGGCGGCGGCGACGGCAATCGATGTGCACAACTCGGCCTCGCGGTGGTCGAAGTCATTGCTTGATAATGCGGCGCGGCCTTCGGGGGCAATAATTTACAAAGGTGCCGAAGGGCAGCCGTCGCTGACGCCAGAGCAATACGACCGGCTGCAAAACGAGATGATCGCGCATCATCAAGGCGCGTTGAATGCCGGGCGACCGATGTTGCTTGAGGGCGGGCTGGACTGGAAGCCGATGGGCTTTTCGCCTTCGGATATGGAGTTCCAGAAAACCAAGGAAGCGGCCGCGCGCGAGATTGCGACGGCCTTTGGTGTGCCGCCGATGCTGCTTGGGGTATCGGGCGAGGCGACTTACGCCAACTACCAGGAAGCGAACCGGGCGTTCTACAGGTTGACCGTTTTGCCGATGGCGACGCGCGTTATGGCGACGCTGGCGGATTGGTTGTCACGTTTTTCTGGCGAGACGGTGATGTTGAAGCCGGATCTGGACCAGATCCCGGCGCTTTCGGCAGAGCGTGAGGCACAGTGGCGCCGCGTCGCGGATGCGGCGTTTCTGACGGATGCTGAAAAGCGCGCGCTGTTAGGATTGCCGAGCTTGGTTGAGGGCAGCGGCGCGTGAGGCTGTTGGAAAAAGGATTACACAAATGACTGACATGTATGGCGCGCAACTTGAGCGCAAGTATTGCCAGATGGAGACCGGGCTGACCGTGGTCGATGGATCGGTGATCGAAGGTTATGCCAGCTTGTTTGGCAAGACCGATCAGGGGGGCGATATTGTTGTGCCCGGAGCCTACAGCGGGTCGCTTAAGCGGCTGGGGGCGGGCGATATCAGGGTCAAGATGCTGTGGCAGCACGATCCGGCGCAGCCTATCGGCGTTTGGGACGAGGTGCGCGAAGACGAGCGCGGCTTGTTTGTAAAAGGCCGGTTGCTGAACGAGGTTGCAAAGGGTCGCGAAGCGGCCGCTTTGATCGAGGCAGGCGCGATTGACGGCCTGTCTATCGGATACCGCACCAAGCGTGCGGAAAAGGATGCACAGGGCCGCAGGCTCTTGCATGATCTGGAACTTTGGGAGGTGTCGCTTGTGACCTTTCCGATGCTTCCGGAAGCGCGTGTCGGGGCAAAGGGCGATGACCTTTCCACCTCTGTGATGCGTGAGTTGGCCGAGGCGTTTGACGCGGCTCGCCGAGACCTGGCGGGCCATTAAGCCAGCCCATTTCTCCCCTTCAAAAGGAAAAAGCGATGCAGACACCCGAGAGCAAGGCTCGGGCCGGGAAAACTATGCCCGGCGCAGAAGGATCAGCGCCTGACGTGAAGTCAGCGCTGACAGGGTTCTTGAGCGAATTCAAGGACTTTCAGGACGACATGAAATTCAAGTTTCAAAAACAGGAAGAGCGACTTACCATGCTTGATCGGAAAACAATGATCTCCGGGCGTCCCGCCCTTGCCGCAGCAGCCGATGGTTCGGCCCCGCACCAGAAGGCCTTTGAGGCTTATGTGCGTTCCGGTGACGACGACGCACTGCGTGGTCTTGAACTGGATGGCAAGGCGATGTCCACAGTCGTTTCGGGCGACGGTGGCTATCTCGTCGATCCCCAGACGTCAGAAAGCATCATGAGCGTGCTCAAGTCGATGTCTTCGATCCGCGGCATTGCCAATATCGTAACCGTCGAGGCGACGGCTTATGACGTGCTTGTGGATCATGGCGACATGACCTCTGGTTGGGTCAACGAGACGGGTGCCGTGAGCGAGACGAGCACCCCGTTGATCGACCGTATCTCTATCCCGCTCTACGAGTTGAGCGCGATGCCGAAGGCCAGCCAGAGGCTTTTGGATGATGCGGCCTTTGATATCGACGCCTGGCTTGCCAGCAAGATTGCCGACCGTTTTGCACGTGCCGAGGCGGCAGCCTTCATCACGGGGGACGGTGTTGACAAGCCTACGGGTTTCCTGAGCCATCCCACGGTTCCGAACGCCTCTTGGGCGTGGAACAGCCTTGGGTATGTTCCCACGGGTGTTGACGGTGATTTCAGCGATCCTGATCCGATTGTCGAACTGGTTTATGCACTGGGTGCCGAGTACCGTGCGAATGCGACGTTTGTAATGAACTCGAAGACCGCAGGCACCGTACGCCGCCTCAAGGATAACGACGGTCGCTTCTTGTGGTCTGATGGATTGTCGGCTGGCGAGCCTGCGCGTTTGCTGGGCTATCCTGTGCTGATTGCCGAGGACATGCCTGACATTTCGGCCGGTTCGGATTCGATTGCCTTTGGCGATTTTCATGCGGGCTACACTGTTGCCGAGCGTCCTGATCTGCGGGTTCTGCGTGATCCGTTCTCGGCCAAACCGAATGTTCTGTTTTATGCGACCAAGCGTGTTGGTGGCGGCGTCAGTGACTTTGCCGCAATCAAGGTTCTGAAATTCTCGGCTTCCTAAAAAGAGCCGAGAAGGCCCTCTGATCCGGTGATCAGGGGGCTTGGGCGCATGCATCCAAAGCCTTGCGTTGTCCAGTTGTTCCCCTCCGTCCGAGCGACGCGAGGTGTATGCGCCCATATTTCCGATGACTGGAGAGGGGAGATTACCGGAGTTATTCCATGATGTTAGTTGAGCTGACTACAGTGCAGTCGGCAGCGTTGCCGGTTGCGGAATTCAAGGATCACCTGCGTCTTGGGACCGGGTTCAGTGACGAAGGGGCCCAAGACACCTTGCTGGAGACGTTTTTGCGCGCAGCAGTTGCCGCGGTCGAGACGTGGACAGGTCAGGCTTTGTTCGAGCGCGATTTTGGCTGGAGTGTCACACATTGGCGAGGCGCGGACATGCAGGCTTTGCCTGTGGCGCCGGTCTCTGCTGTGGTGCGGATTGTGAGTGTGGATGTCGAGGGGGCCGAGACGGTTGCAGATATGGACCGTTACCGTTTGATCCCCGACAAGCATCGCCCTTTGATCGCGGGACGTGCTGCGGGCCTGCCTTGTGTGCCGACGGATGGGGCGGTTCGCATCGAGTTTCTGGGAGGATTTGGCCCGGATTGGAGCGATATCCCTGCAACGCTGGCGCAGGCCGTTCTGATGCTGGCGGCTTATTACTATGAGTATCGCCATGAAATGCAGTCCAGTGGTGCGACGATGCCGTTTGGTGTCGCTGCGTTGTTGGGGCCGTGGCGCGATGTGCGTGTTGGCGGAGCGGTTCGATGAAAGAGCCGAATTTGAACCGCAAGCTTGAGCTGGAAGCGCAACAGCAGGTTGAGGACGGGGCGGGCGGCTATGATGTCACGTGGGTCGCGCTGGGCGGTGTCTGGGCGGATGTAAAGTCTGGCACGAGCCGCGAGCGCGGTGTCGAGGCGATAACGGTATCGCGGATGACCAAGCGGATCACTGTGCGGGCTGCGCCAGTTGGCGCGCTGTCGCGTCCGCAACCTGATCAGAGGTTTCGCGAGGGCACGCGTGTCTACCGGATTCTGGCGGTATCTG